GCAACCTTTGTAGAGTTATCACTTGCTGATTGGGTCGTTGCTGTTACTCCATTCGTTAATACACCAGAGCTAGAAGTCAAGCCACCGAATAATGTGTTTCTTGCAGCAATATCAACCCCATCAACTGTTCCTGATACTGTGATGTTACCTGTTACAGAAAGGCTATTTAAACATTCTAAAAACGCATGAATATCAATATGTCCATCTGGATTAACTCTTATTTTATTTACACTTGAAGTTGCATCTCTAATTGCAAAATACCCACTATGATTTCTTATTTCATAATCTGGATTAGCGTCATTATCTGTAAAAGTTAATGTAGGTGTAGCACCAGCAATAGTTATATTATCAGAAGCAATAGTTCCTGTTGTAGCTATATTTTGCGATCCAAAATCAGGAGATATTTTCGTACCTGCTATCGCTGCACTTGCATCTACGTTTGAGTTAACAATACCATTGCTATCTAATAATGTTTTTATCTCGGCTGCTGTTTGATCTGCTGTCGCACCTGTCTCAATACCATCTAATTTAGTTCCATCAGTTGCTATATCACGACCATCAACTGTTCCAGTGACACTTATGTTGCCCGTAACATCAAGCCCTGCACCAACATCTAAATTGCCGTAAATATCAACTGTTCCATCAGAAGCTATTTCAAATCTGTCTGCATTACTATTAGTGGTATCTTCAATTAGGAAACTGCCACCTTGAACTTTTATCCTAAAATCACTATTGTTATCAGTATCATTAAATATTAATTTTGGTCCAGTATTAGATAATGTCAGATTTCCTGTCATCGTATCATCTTCATCTGACCTGACAAAACTTGCAGAATTAATACCATCTAAAGTATCAGCATCAAGCCCACTACCTGCTCCATCAACAGTTTTTATTAAAGTTAAAATTTCACTTGCTGTTTGGTCAGCAGTAGCACCGCTTTCAATACCATCTAGTTTTGTACCGTCTGCTGCAACATCTCTTCCATCAACAGTTCCAGAAACAGTTATATCTCCTGTAACGCCTAATGCTCCTGTAGCACCTGTTCCAGTTGTTACTATATTTTGACTACCAAAATCAGGACTAATCTTTGTACCTGCAATAGCAGCACTGGCGTTTATGTCGGCATTGACAATACTAAGGTCAGATATATTTGCACTCGTAACAGTTATAGCTGTAGGCAATGCACCTGTAGCAAGTTTTGACAATGCAATCGCAGCACTCGCATTTATATCCGCATCTACTATCGCTCCATCGGCTATTTTGGCACTTGTTATCGCATTATTAACAACAGTTAAAGCAGCACCACTACCTGATACAGCAATATCTCCATACGTTCCATCAGCAAAAGCTGGACCTTGAGGACCAGGAGTTTTTACAGTGACAACACGGGTTTCTCCGTTTACTGTAACTGTATTTTTTGTAGTTGTAACATTAACTGAAGTCATGCGGTGTATCCTTCACTTACATATATAGTACCCTCTAAATAATATTCTTTCGACCCCGAAGGAGCAGTTAACAAAACATCATATTTTAAAACATCAGGAGTAAATGTAGCTGTTTGTGTGTCTGTTAACGCTATAGAAACAGAACCAGCAGAACGATCAGTATAAGTTGTTGTAAAATCTGCATATTTTGTGGTGCGTGTTTCTTCCCAAACCTGTGCTTCTACTGTATATCCTGTTAAATTTATCGCAGCATCATTACCATCTTTAAACAACAAAGGAATACTATGGTCTGATCTACGTTGTAGCGTAAAATTATATGTGCCAGGTTGGATCGCCATAATTAAGTTTTAATTATATACATCATAGCTATGTTGCGTGGTCTTGATTCGGAACCTGTGTTCTGTGTAGACCCAATAACATGATGACTATGAGTTCCGTTAAAGTTTACTGCACCTGAATCGTTATGATCTGGATTTCCAGGAGTATGATTTGCATTAAATCCAGTTTGTTTACTAAACACACCACTAGCACTACCGTTATTATTAAATGTTTCTGAGATTTTTTGGATATTACCCGTTAAGGTATGGCTTTGTGTATTAAAATCAATCCCATGATTATGTTGTTTATTATCATCTCCCTGCGAACTACCAATAGATCTTCCACTGTCAGCACCTCTTCCATTATCAAAACCTCTTACAAATTCACCTCTTAAATCTGGCAAATTAAACGTAGATGATCCATCACCCGTTCCATATTGAGTGCCGATTACGCCAAATAGAACTGCATACGTTACTCGACTAACTGCTGCACCATTACATTCTAAATAGCCAGAAGGAATTGTAGCCACCGCCATACAAAACACAGACCCACTTGGTACACCCTGTACAGTTGAGAACACAAGTTCTGCATTGGTAGCACTATGATTTGAACTGGAAACAGATAAGAATTGCCCTGCTGTTCCTGTTGTAGCTGGTAATGTAAAAGTCCTATTAGCACTAACAGAAGAAGGTGATTTTAAAGCAACAAAAGGAGCACCACTGGAATCTTGAAATCTTATAGGTAAACCATTACTCATATCCAGACCACTATCACTTATCTCAACTCTTAAAGTGCCAGCAGTTGCAAAACCTATAGTGTTTGATCCGACTCTGAATATTCCTGTATCTGCATCTCCATCAAAAGCTATAGCTGGTGCGGAAGCTCCTGCACTATCATCAGCTAAAAGCTGACCCGTCATCGTACCACCTGCTCTTGGTAATAATCCTAAGTTTGCAGAATCAACAGAGCCTACAGTAACAAAATCATTATTAGCTGCGTTTCTAATTTTTAAATTATTGTTATCTGCCGTATCAACATATGGCATAAACGGTGCTGTATTACTTGGATCAGAACCACCACTATTTAAAGTTTTTATCGCATCAAATACTGCATTAAGGTCACTTCTCACAGAAGCACCTGACGCATTGGCTATATTGTAATCCGATACCTGACTCATTTAGAGAATACTTTTCTCCATATTACACCCCTTTACCATATCCTACAGCAGAAAAAGTAAAAGACCTATCAACAAAAGTATTAACATTGTTTCTCATAACCTTGATTGTAAAACCTGTTCCACTTACATTTGATATTTGAAAGAAATCACCATCTATAGCATCTTGTATTGTAATTCCGATAGAAGGTAAGAACGCATTTGCTCCTCCTAAAGATGAAGTGCCAACAAAAAATGGTGTTCCAAAAGTAACAGTTTTACCAGATGAAGATGTACCTGATTGTTGTGGTGCGGTAGATGTAGTGCCTCCTGTTTGGTAATTCTGTTCTGTTCTAGATTGAAACTCGGCTGTATAACCTGCTTGCTGTACGTTCATATTTTGTGAAACGTTAGTTGTTTCTAAAATTAATTTAAATTTAAACCTGCGACCTTTAAATGTTCCATTAGCAAAGTTATTAAATGATCCAAAACTACCTGATGCTGTCTGTGATGTAGCTACTTGTATCTGACAGTTTGCTTCATTAGCTGCTGGACCATCAAAGTTACCATCAATAGCATAATCATCCCAAAAAGACCCACTAGGAATAATAGTTTCTATATCTGTACCAATTACAAAACCAACAGAACGTATAACCCTTTTTAAATCAAGAGAAAATACACCACCTAAATCTAAAACATCCTTAAAAGCATATTCTCCTGTTGCATTTGTAGTTGGATCAGAAAGTTGTAACGCACTGGTTGTAGTATTAAATTCTGTATTAGTATCTGTTCCTTGAAATGCAGGACTATCTAAATCCTCTCTATCTTGCAATATAACTTGTGCATCAATTAGATCTGGTAAATCTTGAATTATACTTGCTTCCCCTACACTAAAATTACCTTGGTCATCTTGAAATTTAAGAATATACTCACCATCTAAAGAAGGAACAACAACATCTGTTGTATTACCTGCCAATGCAGTAACAAGATCAACTGAATTTTGAAACGTACCAGTGCCGTTAGTTAAATTACTATGCCTTACATATACTCTTCCTCCATGTAAAACGTCAGGATCGACAGCTTTTGTCCATCTAAGTCTTACTAATTTATTAGTAACTGGCTCCATAGACAAATTTTGCACATTTCCAGGTGGTGTTGTTTTACCTACAGCGTTAAAAGTAAGATCAGAAGATGTCGCAGATAATTTTAAGGCTGCATTAAATGAGAAAACTTTAAATTCATAAGTTCCAGCTTCAGTATTTATTATTTCAAAATCAGGTCTAAATACAACTTCACTAACCCAGTTAGTATTGTTAAATCTATATTGAACAAGATATTGACTAACACCTGTTACTGATACCCAAGATAAAATTAATTTAGTTACAGCAAGAGCATTTATAACAACAATTCTTTCTGATGCCTGTAAGTTTGATGGGGGATTTTTGGGGCTATTAAGTAATGAAACACCTCTAGGTGGTAAAGAAATACCTTGTTCAATATTTGCATACTTTCCATCAATATAAGTTAATGCAGTAATCGCATAATTAATACCATCTTGTTCTTCAACAGTTATTACTCTAAATGTTTTTGGCCTTTCATCAGGTTCAATTCGATCACTTTGCACATACCAAATAGAATTAACATTTGGTGTTGTAGATAAAGGAGAAGATGAATCTAATGTAATTACACTGCCTACAATTCCTGTTATATTTTTTGTTTCTAACGATCCATTTGGTAATATTACGCTACATTTTTGATTTGTACCACCGAAAGTATCTAAATCTGTTGCGTTATCTACAGTAATTTGAGTCGTAGAAGCAGTTTTAATTCTTCCAGATCGTCTAGAACCATGACGAACAGGATCGTTGACAGAAATAACAGATCCAGGTCTTACTATCGCACCAGCATCTATTGATGTTGTAAAACTAATAACTTCTGATTCATTCTGCTCACTAAATAGTATTGCCTTACCTAATCTCTGGGCCTGACCACGGGAAGTACAGGCAAATGCTTTTACATCTTTTTTAACTATTCCTAACTTGGCTTGTGCAGTAGTATCTTCTACAACTTCATAATCTATTTCTCTACTATCCATATTGAAATAGCTGACAGAAATAACAGTATGTCTTTGTTTTAAACTGCTGCCAGAATATGAAAACCCACCTTCACCTACGTTTGCCAAACTAAATAGATAACTTGGATCTGTTGGTTTGTCCTGTGTAATAGTTACAGAACCTTCAGACCAAATCGGAAAACATCTCATAACTCCAGCTAATTCATTTATTAATGTGTATGCCTCCATAGATCCCTGTAAATTTACATTGCAACTAAACCTCGCTTCCTGTCCTCCAAAACCATCTGACACCAGTTCATTTGCATATCTACTAGCTGCTACAAAACTAAATAAGTCTAAGTTGCTATCTGTAATATGCGTTCCAAAGCCATATCTTTCAGTAGTTAAAAGGTCAAGCAATATCATGGCAGGACATGAACACCAAACAGCAGCACCCATTGTTCCGTTGAATATGTAACCACTTGGGTAGATAATTCTTCCTGTCTGTAAATCAACAGTAGGAGTGCCAGAACTAGATGCTCCTGCTCCTGGTATTCTTACTTTTACTCCCCTAATACGAAAGGCTCTTTTTGGTATAGAACTAAACTGCTCAGAATCTATCCTTAAATTTGTATAAGCACTGTTTAAATATCTTTGCTTATCATCAATAATTTCACCGATGCTTGTCCAAGTAAAAGCATCAATAAGATTAGAAGAGGTGCTATCTGCTGTAATTCTTACAACTCTTATATCAACAGGAAATGCACCAGTTATATTTACACGATATTCTTTTTGGTACGCATCAGCAGTTCTACCAGTAATAGTGTCTGATAAAACATCATTAAAACCACCCCCGTTATATTGAACTTGTATTTTTAACTGAACAGAAGAACCTAGTAAGTCTCCTTGATCTGTTGCTTTTTGTAGTTGAGGAAAAGTTATTGTTACTTTTACAGCATCTGGGTTAGCATCAGGACTGTTATCAGAAATCTGACGGGTAACAGGTGTAGAATTTGTTACAGGAACTCCTACATTAGATATTGATTGGCTACTTACAATGCCTGGAATATGCTCTTGGTTTGATGTTCCAAAACGAGGTGTGAATCCTACATTTTGAAAGTTAAAATCTGCTGTTTGTGGATTAGTGTTGCTGGCATTGGAGTTAAGAATAGGAGTATCGTTTAAAAATATATCTTTCAATGCTGCATTGTTATATGCAGTAGATCCTTTTGTAAGCCCTGCTTTAGATGGAGTGACAAAACCTTCTATCTCTCCTTCAGATAATAAATCTTGAATTGAAGCAAACTGTCTACTGTTTAAAGTATCAGGTGCTCTTGTTGGAGATGGTGGGGGTGGTGGAGGACCACCAGAACCTCTAATAATTTTATCTGTCATGCTTGTACCTGATTAGTGTCAATACCAGCAGAAATAACAACTGATCCTGTTACTATCTCACCATAAGCTATCGGGTGGCTAGTTCCAGCCCTAGATGTATTTTGTACTCCAGAAAAACTAAATGATATTCTTGGATCTTCTTCATTACTAAAATCTTGTGGTTGAGGTAAAGGGAAAAGCATCTCAGTTACACCTTGTAAGGCTAAAGCAAAACCCACGTTTTTTACAAAACCTATTGCACCTAAATTTTTTGCTAACGCTGGTCCAAATACTCCTCCACCCACAGCAAATCCTATTCCTATAAGAGCAGCACCTAGCAACAGCTTTCTTGTGCCTCCACCAGCACCAACAATAACAGGAACAATACTTATATCAGATTTTCCTATTGGATTATGTATATCTTCTTCTCCTATTTCATAATCATCAACAAGCACTTGGTAATATCTGTCAGCCATGTGTGCTTCTAGGCTTGGAAAGTTACTAACAAGAAAACGTATTGCATCGGCAGTAGAATTTATTACAGCATCTAATTCTTTATGACCTACAAAGTCAGCTAGTTCTCCGTAAAGTTTAACTTTTCTGAGCATAACGATACCTCTTACCAGTACATTTTAACAACCACTCAGAGTATGGCTCTCTACAAGATAGTCTATCTGCTAAATGATGTAAAACCATATCTCCAAGAAAAATAGCTACATGATTTAAGGTTGGGTGCAAAATTGACATTAATAAAACATCTCCCTTTTCTAACTTTTCATCTGATCTAAGTTCTCTAAAACCTGTTCGCCAGGCATAATCTTCAAACAAAGGATTTTCTAAAAATTCTTGTGGTGACATACTTCTTTGATAATCTTTAAGTTTTATACCTTTTTCCTCTTTATACCAATCAACAACTAAACTCCAGCAATCGGTTACACCCCATACCCATTCACGACCCAACAATGGTGGTTTATATCCGCATGGTTCTAAATATGCCCACTGTTCTGTTTTAGGATTTACGATATGCCACGGTAAATTACTGTTTTCGCAACTAATTTTATCTGCCTGACTAGGATCGGGAGGTGTTATAGGGTGGCTATGAACAACACCAATAATTTCACCCACATTATCTGCTTTTACATAATCCTCTGGATCAATAATAAAACACTGATTATCTGTAAGTGAAAGATTACGACAAGGATAGTATCGTTCTTTGCCTTTAACATTTAACAAAAGTCCACAAGATTCTCTAGGATCTTCACGTTGGGCATGAAGTAATGCTTTATATTTCCAACTCATTGTGTAAACGTACCAATGCTAGGGAATAAAGCACGGGTGCATTGACGTTTAGGTGCTCTAACACCAGCCATATCAATAGCTCCTGCCAATTCAAATTCTACTACTTCTCTGTTTTCTGTTGCTTTTCGATCTACTGTATAAATCTGACGTTTAAATTC